CTATTTCGTTGGTTCTCTCAAGGATCGTAGGTGGCCATGCCCACGCAAGTGGTTGCGATACGCCTCCACCGATGCGGACCATGCGGCCCTTGCCACTTCGGGGCCGACAGCCACCACTTTGCCGCGGCTGTCGATCACCGCTAGCTGGGCTGGCCGACCCTCGCAATCAGTTACGGTGATTCCTTCAAAGATCACCGCCCCGATGGTCGGCGCCTTGGCGAGCCTTTCAGCTGCGCCCATGGTCGCCTCCTGCCGCACGCTGTCGCTGCGGTGATTCTTCCGCCAGACCAAGTTTGAACTGCAGCACGTTGTCAGTCGCCGCAGGCACCGCGGCCTGGCGCGCGCTGCGTGCCGGCCGGTTGATCCGGCGCCACGCTGCGATGGCCTTGTCGGGATCGGCATGCTTGCCGGTCGACCTGCAGGCGCACTCGACCAGGTGGCCACCGCCTGCGGAGGCGCAGCGTTTGTCGTAGATGTGGCGCGCGCGGTGGCCGGCGGCGCAGTTCGGCAACCCTTCCGGGTGGCTGATATGTTCTTGGGTCATGTGTCAGCTCCGATGGAAATGCGGGGAATGGCTGGCGCTACACTGGGGTGCATGAGTCAATATGCGAATTCGACGCATGCGGAGTTGTGGCTCCGCGCCAAGGCTGAGGCGGGCGCTCTGCGACAGAGCGCTGACGTTCAGGACTTGGTATTGGCCAAGAGGCCTACGACTCATTGGCAAAGGCAGCAGATCCGTGCGGCCATGGCTCCTGGCGCTGACCGATCGCTGGCCGACCTTTTGGATGCGCTGGCCAGGCAGGTTCACCACGGTGAGCACCTGGAGGGCGACGCCGCGCAACAGCTTCTGGAGCCGGGCGCGACGCTGCTGACTGTGTTCGGCCCTCGGCTCGCGAATGGGCAGAGGAATGCTCGCCACCAGGTCGTTCTGGAAGCGGCAAACCTGGTGCTTCGGACGCGAGCGAAGGAATGGCTCAATGCGGGAAAGCCCGGGGAGACCCGGCATGATCGAGCTATTGCCAGCAATCGCGGCCTGGCGGCCGTGCTGGGCGAGCTTGAGGCGGAGCGGAAGCGCTAGAGCGGTCATGCGAACAGGTCCAGTTGGGCCGGCAGTGTCGGCGGCGGCGGGGCGAGTGACGACGTCGACCGCTCGGTATCGATCAGCTGCAGCAACTGCAACCGGTTTGCCGCGGCCAGGTGCATGCAGCGCCAGAATGGCGGATCCATCAAGCCGCCAGTGCCTGGGCCATGCAGACGCACGCGCCGCGCGAGTGCCAGGTGCTGCCGCATGAAGATCAGCAACCTGTGCCGGGCGAGCGGGAAGCCAGCGGCGATCATCGGAACATCTCCAACTGCTGCGGGACGGCCGGACGACGGATTGCGTAAGGGCTGGGATCTCGCTCGTTGAGCAAATCCTGGGCGATATGGAAGTGGTAGCCGCGACCGTTCATGTCGGTGATGCAGACCATCGGGAAGTAGCAGACCGCGATCGCACCGGAGCAGAACAGGTAGTAGCCGCGACCACACGGCGCGCGGCCGGCCTCGGTGCTGCTGTCCAGCATGTCGCGCGTCCAGCCGGCGGCAATGCGGACGGCTACCGCGTTCGATGCGATCTCCCATGCCTCGTCTCGGTCCATGATCCGCGAGGACACCATGCCCATGGTGCGCAGCGCGGCGTCCATGTCGCCGGCAGCGAGCGCCTGCAGCGCGTGGCCGCGAGCCTCCCACAGACGAGCATCCTGGGGTGCGATTAAGTCGAGCTCGACCCCGGACATGCTGGCCAGCTGCCGGCCGACCTCGCGGTGGTCGATTGCAGCGGTGAGCAGCTGGTCAGCCATTTGCTGCCGCCTCCCGGCCGCCGGCCTGAATCGTCAGGACCTCATCGGCAGACAGCCCCTTTCGATATGCCACTGCCCGCGCCTCAGCAGCCGCGACGAATTGCCGACCATCGGCAGAGCCGAGCCAGTTGGCCAAGTGATCGAACACCTCGATCTCCAGCGCATCCCGGCACACCGTCGGCTTCTCCCAGTCCGCGCTGGTCAAGTAGTCGGATGACCGGAAGCCCCGGTTGCAGAACGAATAGCGGTGATTCTGCTCGTGCCACTTCCTGAGCACGCTGCGGTCATAGAAGAAAGGTCCCTTGGCCGTAGAACTCGCCCGCAGGTGCCAAATGATGGACCCGCCGACGTTGGTGCCCAGCCATGTGATGAAGGTTGCAGCGATGCGCGAATGGCGGTCGGTCAGCAGCACCGGCATGTCGTGGAGGATGTGCCCCAAGGGGCCAGCGAGCTGCTCTTCCTCGTCCAGGTCCCAGTGGTCATCGCACTGGGCGCGCACCAGTAAGTGCCACTGGTCCCGGTAGGCATGCTCGGCGGGGTGTTGCTCCCGCGAACGCGTGGGAATCGACGGTTCGTGGCTTAGAACTTCGCATGCGCCGATCATGCCGGCAGCTCCGGCTGGCCATTGCCCACCGCCTGGCTGTCGATCAGCAGCCGCTTCACGTAGGCGCTGATCGCTGCGCGCTTCTTCTGGCTCAACGATCCAGCGTGCACGCTGAGGGCCGTGTGCACTGCCACGTGCAGATCGTCCGCATGTCGCTGCGACCAGCGGCCTAGGTCCACGGCCTGCGCGGGCTGGCGGAACAGCGGCGCCGGCTGTTCGTCATCCTCGCAGTAAGCGGCAGCCTCAGCGGCGGTCGGGAACAGCATCGGCTCGTCGTGGTGGGTCATCCACGCCACCGGCTCCCCCACCGGCTGGCGGGCGGCGATCTTCCCGCCTTCCTCCAACCCTTCCATGTACGCGGCACGCTCGCCCTCGGTCCGCGCACGCAGCTCATCGCAGCCTTGCACATACACCGGCTCGCGGGCGGCGAGGGCGGCGTCGAGTGCGAGGATTGCGGATTTCAGCGATTGAGCTTCATGCGCCCTCATGCCGCTAAGGATGTCGCTCATCAAGGCGCGGTCGTGTGCGGCATTCGCTATGATCATCGCTGCTTCAACCAGCGCATCCTGACCACCCGGGGAGGGCTGGGCGGAGAGGTCGGCGCGAACGTAGGCGACCTCCGATTCCACGATGCTATCTGAGCACCATGTGATCTCTTCTCCGACTGGGTGCGGGAACGGTTCATCACTGTAATCACCGTCACCGACCTGAAGGAAAATCTTCTCAGGAGCGGTGCTGACCATCTTCGAAACAACCTGCGAAGACGCATCCTGACCACCCGGGGAGGGCTGGGCGGAGAGGGCGGATTCTATGGCACGGCCAGCTTCCTCGGCGCCATCCACGCCTTCAGAGAACGCATAGGCGACGAAAGGGATGGCTGCACGTGCTGCGGTTGCCAGCGATGGATCACACGCCTGATGGCGGGTGTCTGGAGAGCGCGAGACGTTCCGCTCCAGGATCATCACTTTTGGCTTGTACATTTCCAGCGCTCCGATCCAGTCGGCGTGGGTCAGGCACTTTTCTTCGTCGCCGTTGACCCACTCAACTTCCAGGCCGAGCGCCTTACACAGGATCTCAATCTCGCCAGCAATGGCGCTCTTGCCGCTTCCAGTGAGGCCAGAGACTTCTACGATGACTTCGCCATCCTTGGGCCGATCCCCCAGCCTCACCCTCCCACCGGGCTGCACGTCCGCCAGGGTCTTGTTGTCGTTGCTCATGCCTGCATGTCCTTGCTGTTGGTGGAGCGCGCGCTGTGCGCGGCGAGGTGTTCCCAGCGTTCGGCCTCGCCGATGTAGTGAGCGGCGCGCTCCTCCCGCTCTGCCTCGGTGAACTGCACGTCGTGCAGCGCGTGTTCGGCGGCGGCGCGGTTGGCCGCTGCCATGCGGGCTGGGTCGTGGTCGAAGATGTCGAGCTGGTTGCGCACGCTGGACTCCTGGAATGGGTTGCCGGCTGGTGGAACCCGGCCGGCGCGGGTTCCCTGCGCTACAGGGGGAGAGCGCAGGGCAGGGGGTCAGTGGGTGTCGTCAGCGATCAGCGGCGCGCGCTGTCGTTCATCGCTGCGACGCTGCATCTCGGCCTTGAAGGTCGGCCAGCTGGTGCGGAGGTCTTCCCAGCAGCGCCATGCGAAGAACACGGCGCCGATGGCGCAGGCGAGGGCGACGGCGTCGACCTGGTTGCGCAGCGCCCACGCGAGCAGTGCGAGCAGCAAGCCGACGGCGACGGCGCAGAAGAAGGGCAGGGCCAGGTGGCGCATTACTCGGTCTCCTGTTCGGCAGTGGGCTCGGCCGGCGCCGGCGCCGGGCTGACGGGCGGGGTGATGGGCGGGATGCCGACGGCCATGGCGTTGAAGAAGTCGCGGTCGGTCATGCCGGCATGCTCCGGCTGTCGTACGCCCGGACGGCGTAAGCAATCGCGTAGAGGCGCCAGTAGAAGTGGAAGGTGTAATCCTCGATGGAGCTGGACCATTCCCAGGCGTCCTGAACCCGGAAGTCCTCGAACCAACCCGCGTACCAATCGGGATCCACCATGTCGGTGCAGTAGCTGGTGTTGTCTTCACCGACCTTGAAACCGGCCCAGCGCTCCAGAGCACTGGCTGTGTCATCGGCTCCGTCCACCACCTCAGCTTTCAGGTGATCCCAGAGCGCGTCACGCGCCGCAGCGAAGCCCACCGCCTCGTCGTCCTGCTCGGCCATGTAGTGGTCGAAGTGCTCCCGTACGACCTGCTCGAACAGGTTTTCATCGAACTTCTTCCCCTCGCCATCGTTGGCCACGCACTTCTCTGCCCAGTAGCCGGGATTGATGCGGAGAACGTCCGGAGCATCTTCTCTGCGCTGGTCATTGCGGAAGAACTCCAGCATGTCGGGCATGCGCCTGAACACCGACGTGCCCATGTCGCCGCTGATGGTCAGGTATCCCGGCCAGGTGACGATGTCGAAGCGATACACGCTGCTCCCGGCATTGCTGAACTTCAGGTGCCGGTGCAGCCCGTTGTTCTGTAGCACCTCCATCTGGTGCTGGGCGGTGTCCACACGGAAGCGCGCGAGCGCCTTGGATTGGTTGTCCACCTTGGCCCTCATGCAGCACCTGCCTGTGCGCGCGCTGCGCGGCGAGCGGCGGCGATGGCGCCGGCTGCGCTCTTGCCCTGCCGCAGGACGGCATCGGCGGCGATGCTGGCGGCGATGACTACCTGGTAGGGGAGGAGGCCCCAGCGGCGCCCGGCGCGGGCAACGATGCCGGCGGCTGCAGCGGCGCGCTGAGCGTTGGAGTGGTGGGCGAGGGCGGCGCTCATGCGGCGTCCGCCTGCTGGAGGGCCAGCGGCTGGGAGCGGGAGATGGTGGCTACTTCGGTCGCGCCTTCGTCGATCGCGTCGGCGCAGACGGCCAAGTGCTCGGCCAGTTCACGCGCCTCGGCCGAGGTCAGGCTGAGCAGGGCGGAGCCTCCGACCTTGACGACGATGGTTCCGGCCTGGGGCCGGGATTCGACGCGGACTGCGCCACGGCTGGTGGTGGTGATCGCGGCCATGGCTCAGCACTCCTGTCCGAACAGGCGCTGGCCGAAGCCGATGCCCGCACCGACGGCGAGGGCGCCGAGGGCGTAGATGGTGATGATCAGTGCCCACAGGGGCCGTTTGCGGCGCTGCATGGAAGTCTCCAGGAGGTGTTCGCCTTTCGGACGGCCGCAGCTATGCTTCGGCCATGAACTGGACGAACTGGTTGACGTTAGGGATAGCCGTGCTTGGTGCCGTAACCGGCACCTACAGCGTTGTCAGGCAGCACTTGAAAGACCGGCCCAGGCTGCACGTGGCCGGGTTCATTCAGCAGGGCGATGACGGTCGGCGCCGTCTCCGCATCAAGCTCGTAAACACCGGGTACGTACCCGTAACGGTCGAAAAGGTGTTCTTGACCGGGGGTCGAAGTAAGCCGGCGAAGACGTGGGAGCTTTGGGAGCACAACAGGCAGCAGGCGAAGCTCCCCAAACTCCTTCAACCCGGGGAGCAGGTCATCGTCGTAACCCATCTCGATGCTGTAGCAACGCCAGTCATGGATGAGGCGTACGCGGTCGTGGCCAAGACCGCAGATGGCCTCAATATCAAGGCCAGCGGCGCCAACCGGGCTGAGCTGGCAATGAAATTGAAGACCCTGGCCTGGGAAGCCGAAGATCCTGCGAAGCGCTGAGCGAAGGCCCACGTGACTGTCTCCTGCCGCCGGCCCCGGGGTGGGGCTTCATGGGCGGCTCGGAGATGAAATTACCTGCGGGTATTTTTTATGTCAATACCCATGGGTAATTTTTGTTGTGGTGTGGGCAGGAACGAAAAAAGCCCCGCATGGCGGGGCTCTGTTGATTGGTTCGGCAGCGCTTGGCTACCAATCGTCGGTCGGCTTCGCCTTCCCGACCATAGCTTGGATGCCCGGTCCGGCTTCAATCAGCTTTTCCTTGATCTTGTCCAGGTCCTTCTGCTTTCTGACAGCAATGTCACCTGCCGGCTGGGTGACGCCGTTGGCGAACTTTGCTGGCCACTGGATGCGTAGATCGCTGAAGGTCAGCCGGAAGCGATGATCCTTCGCTTCGAATCGAAGGGTGAACGGGACTGTCCAGTCGGGCTTTGCCACACACTCCCAGCCGCTTGCACACGGGTAGGGGATGAAGCCCTTTCCAATGATCGTTCCGTCGTCTGCGCTTTCGTACTCGATCACCGCCTTGGCTGACCGAAAGTTCTCCGCGATCCACTGTCGGCCGGCCCTAAAAACCGCTGCCTTATCGGCCGCAGGCGCTTCGAACACTTGCACGATGGTGCGCTGTTCTTCGGTGAGATCGGCTGCAGTAGCTGCTCCACTGATCAGTGCTGCAGCAACTGCCGCGGCGGTGCTTATGCGCCTCCATGCACTCATACCTAGAACCTCCGAAGTCCTGCGTGGACCAGAGCCTTGCCCTGGATAGAAAGCTCGGTGGGATCGCAGCGCCATTCCTTGAACTCGGGATTGGCGCTGACTACCCACATGCCGTCGTTGCGCTTCTGCAGCATCTTGATCTGAGTCTCGCCGGCGTAGCTGATCAGGTAGTAGTCGTCGCCGTCGAAGTAATCGCAAGCTGTGTCGATCCAGACGATATCGCCGTCCTCAATCTTCGGTCGCATGGACGGACCACGGCCGGTGATGATCTGGATCCGGCCCGGCCGTGGGAGGAAACCAAGCTTCCGGCGCACTTCCCATTCGGCCACTTCCATGACCTGCATTACCTCTGGGAAATCTTGATTCACTACACCTAGGCCCATACCAGCCGCTCCTTCGAACAGATGGAAGCGAACGTAGCCGGGACGTGTCTCAGTCTCTAAGACCTGTGCGACTGGAGAGGATGGAAATCGGTCTGGATAGGCCGTGGCGAGCGCGGCAAGCGTGTCCTCACCGATGCGCTTCCGGCCGGCCTTGCCGGGCTCGTAGAGCATGCGGGACACGTAGCTTGCGTCCTTTCCGATCTTTGCCCCGATCTTGGCCAAGGCACCGCGCCCGAGATCGTCAGCCAGGCCGCGCAGCGCAAGGCGGCGTTGTTCGTACTTGTCCATGCAGGTATTCCACGATTTCCATTACCTGCAAGTAAATTGCCTGCGGGTATTGATTGAATGCTTACCTGTAGGTATCGTTTGGTGCATGCAGACCCTCCGCACCTACCTCTCGACCCTCAGCCCGGCAGAACAGGCGGTCTTTGCTGACCGCTCCGGAACGACGATCGGCTATCTGCGCAAGGCGCTTAGCAAGGGTCAGCGCTTCGATGGCGCGCTAGTCCGGCAGCTGCATCTGGAAAGCGCTGGCTCGGTATCGCTGACCGACCTGCGGCCTGACATCTGGCCGGGCGACGAGCAGCCGCCGACGGTGGCCGAGCAGATCCGCAGCGAGGTGGACAGCCGGATGAGCAAGCGCGCTCTGCGCGCCCGGCTGAGCCTGAGCAGCGACAAGCAGCTGGCCAAGGTGCTGAAGCTGCCGATCGATCAGGTTGAGGGCTGGCCGGAAGAGGGCGCTTTGCCGGCGCTGCCGGAGATCCAGCGCCTGCTGGGTGTGCAGGAACAACCGCAGGCGCTGCCGGCGCCGCACGACCCCGACGAGAACCGTTACGCCCCCCTGGAGGTGGCTTGATATGCGCGCGCTGTCCGATAAGTGGAATCCCCGCTTGTGGATCCGTAACTGGCTGACAGCCCCTTCGAGGAAGGAGCTGGAACAGCAGGCAACGCGGCGCCAGGCCAGCAAGCAGAGGGTTTCAGCTCTGCTTGCTGAGCGCGAGGCCCGAGGCGGGGTCAGTAAATGGTGATCTCCTTTGCCGCGTCGCGCACCTGTTCGGCCTCGAGCGGCGAGAGGTCGCGAGAGTCCTCGCGCAGCTGGTCGATCACCACGTTCTCGAACGTCGCTTGGTCCACGACCTTGTGCTTGATCAGCGCTTTGACGACGGCCTGGGTTGCCCTGAGTTCCGTGATTACTTCCTTCAACGAGTTCATGTCGCCCTCCTTGCGGGCTGTTCGTGTGGAAACGCCAGCGTAGCGCAAGGAGGGCGACGCCAGTCGTCCCTGAGTTGTTGATCTCCATGGCGCACATGATGCGCCGCCGCAATGCCCCGAAAAACCTTGAAACACCTGTCTCCCCAAGGTGACCCATGACTTGCCGAACTTCCTCTTTGAACTGGCTGGACGTGCTCTACAACTCCGTGCGCAAGACGCCCGGCGGCGTGGCCGATGCAGCTGCCTACCTGGCCGACCGCCGCGGCAAGTCGATGCACCCGGAGACGCTGCGCGCGAAGCTGCGCGGTCTGGAAGGTGAGTCGCTGACGATCGAACACGCCGAACTTCTGACCGAGTGGATGCAGGAGAAGGCGGGCGGCTGCGAGTACGCGCTGGAGTGGATGCAGGCGCTGGCTGGCCAGTTCGGCATGGCCGTCGACGCGGTTCCGCCGCCGCCGGAGGGTGGTTGGTCGGACGAGATCGGCGCCATTCAGACCAAGCTGCTGGAGATCACTTCTCGCGTGGGCAGGCTGTCGGGCACCGCCGTTGAGGCGATGCTGGACCGCCGGATCGATAGCGACGAAGCCGAGCTGATGGTGAGCGAGGTCCGTGCGCTGCGCACGATGGCGCATCGCCTGGAGCGCAACGTGGCGCGCGCAGCGGCGAAGGGGAGGGCTCGCAAGTGATCAACCATCCCGCTCGCTCCAACGACCTCAGCACGAGCCACGACGCGGCGCACTACATGGTCGCCAGCGGCCTGCAGGCGCACCAGCACGACCAGAGTGCCAAGGCGGTGACCGACTATCCGGGCATGACCAGCAACGAGCTGGCGCAGGCCACTGGCCTGGACCGATACATGCTGGCCCGCCGTCTGCCTGAGCTGATCAAGGCCGGCCGTGTGTGGCGCGGCCCGAACAAGCCGTGCGCGGTCAGTGGCCGGACGGCATGCACCTGGTGGCCGGTTGCCCCGGGCCAGAACCTGGCCTTGGGGATCTGACGTGAGCGCACGAGTTACAGGCATGGTCTTCGACCGCTACCCGAACGGCGGCGGCGAGATGCTGCTGGCGCTGGCGCTGGCCGACCACGCGCACGACGACGGCACGCACATCTTCCCGTCGATCGCGCGTCTGGCCGAGAAGACCCGGCAGTCGGAGCGTTCGGTGCAGTACCAGCTGCGCCGCATGGAGCAATCTGGCTGGCTGCTGCTGGTGAACGCCGGCATCGGTGGCCGTCGCAGCGGGTTCGGTGAGGGCGGCCGTACCCGTCAGTACCGGATCAACCCCGAATGGATGAAGGGTGCAGAAATTGCACCCTTTGCAAAGGGTGCAAAAAAGGCCTCCGAAGGGTGCAAAACGACGCAGGAAAGGGTGCAAAACGGCGTCGAAAAGGGTGCAACAGCTATTGCACCCGAACCAAGAGCAACCAAAAGCAACCAAGAGCAACCCTCACACCGCGAGTGTGAGCGCGAGGCCGATCCGCTGGCGCTGACTGCCGAGCAGGTCGACCGCGAGCTGGCCGGTTTCGGCAGCACGCCGACCGGCGTCGACCGCGAGCAGCTGGCCCGGTTCGTCCGGCACCGCGCCGCGATCCGCCGCCCGCTGTCGGTCCAGGGCTGGCTGCAGGTGCGCCAGCAGCTGCTGGACCTGATCGCCGCCGGTCACGATCCCAACGAATCCCTGAAGCAGACGATGGCCGCCGGCCTGTCGCTGCCCGTGATCCCTGTCGCCCAGCAATTCGCAGGAGCAACCCATGCAAGCCCTCAACACGGTTCTGCCGACCGCACCGAACAGCTCGAACAGCAGTTCTACGCCGCACGCGGAGGCGGTGGCCACGGTGGAGGCGCTGGGTTCGAGCCAGGCGATGTCGTCGACGCCGAGTTTGCCGTCGTCAGCTGAGCCGCTGAGCGAGCCGCAGTCGGCCTACCTGTGGGAGTTCTGGAAGCAGATGACGGCCATGTTCCCGGGGAAGTGGGAGCGCGAGAACGGCGCGGCTCCGTTCAAGAAGGACGGCAGCCTGACCATCGCGGCCGGCACGTGGTTCCAGGTGCTGAAGGGCCGCAGCCGGGCGCAGCACGCGCGCGGCATGGCCTGCTGCCTCACCGAGGGCCGCGAGTGGCCGCCGAACCCGCCGAGGTTCCTGACGATGTGCCTGGACATTCCGGTCATGGCGGCGGTGGAGCGGGAGATGGCGCCGGGCCGGCCGCAGAGCGGCTTCACCGTGCTGGTGCGATCGCTGCTGGACCTGCACGTCTACGCCTCGGTCGACCACGGATCGCAGCAGCGACGGATGTTGGAGGAGGCCTACGCGCGCGCTGTCCAGCACGTGGTCGACGGCAAGCCGTTGCCACAGCCGGTGCTGGCGATCGAGCAGGAAAAACACGGCGTGCGGCCGGTGCGTGACCGGGAATCGGCGCGCGCTGCGATGGAGCGGGCAGCGGCCGAGCTGAACTTCGATGGTGACTGAGGCGGAGCTGGCCCAGGCGGAGCAGGCCGGCCGCTGGGCACGCGACGCATGCCGCAGCCGGGAATCGGCACCGCGGTACGAGATGGGGCAGGACGGTGTGACGCGGCGTCGCCGCTGGCAGGCCGGGTGGGACAAGCGGGACCAGGAACTGAGCGCGGTACGCCGCAGCACGACGAGGAACAGACGCTGATGGACTTCACCAACTACAGCACGCGCAGCAGGTTCGCCAAGGAGATCAACTCCGGTTACTCGGCGCGGCTCAACGGCCTGCGCCTGAGCGACAACCCACACCTGGTCTGGATCGAATGCGAGACCGAGGACGGCGCGAACCGCAGGGCGGGGCCGCTGAGCGAGAAGGCGGAAGCCTGGCAGCACGGCTGGCGTCTGGCCGACGAGGCTGCGCGCTGATGTGGTGGTCATTGTCGCTCGGGCCACCTCCTACCAAGGAGGAAAGGGCCCGAATGGAGCTGGCCAAGACTGGCCCTTGCATGGCCTGCCTGGCGTTGCAGATGCAGGAGCTGCTGGAGCCGGAGTTGGTGGTCTACGGCTGCGACTACAACCACGCCAAGAGCGGGAACCTGCGGCGCGGACACATGTTCGGCTTCGCGCTCTGCAAGTGGCACCACATGCGGCATCCGATGGAGGGGAACACCTTCGCGACGATGCGCCAGATCTACGGCCCGAGCTTGATGGATGGCTCGCGGACCTTCCACGAGACGTACGGCTCCGACGACGAGCTGATTGCAAACCAGACGTACATCAACGAACTGAGGAGTGGCACCAATGGCTAAGCCGACAGGCCTGTCCGACGAGGTCAGGACCATTTTCGAAGCGCGGAAGGGCCAGTCGCTCGGCCACCAGCAGGTATTCGAGTTGATGGACGTGACCGGCGTCGACAAGACGAAGGAGCGCAACGGCGTCCGCGATGTTCTGACGTGGCTGGTGAGCTGCGGCTACCTGGTGAAGACGGGCGCCCGGGCTACCGCCGCGTACCGCTACAGCGGAAAGGGCACGCGCTTCCACAAGGCGACAGCGGAGGAACTCCGCGAGCGGCGCATCGAGCGCGGCCGAGCCTACCGTGCGCGCAACGGCGCCCAGCCGAAGGCACCGCGCGTGGACAAGATGACCATCAACCGCTCGCGCGTGGCGCTCCTGGCGGACTTAGCGCCGGCGAAGCCGTGGGGAAAGGAGAAGGCGGGCCAGCAGCCGGCCGAGACGGTGGAGCAGTTCCTGGCGCGCGGCGGGCGGGTGCAGCGCCTGACGGCCAGCTGGGAGCGTGCAGCGTGACCGCCATCGACCTGAAGCCGTGCCCGTTCTGCGGCTGCCACGACATTGATCCCGAAGGCTGGGCCAGTACCGACAGCTCAGGCCCCGCGTGCGACAACTGCGGCGCTGGCGCGGGAGGTGTCAGCAGCACGCTGCAGGAGAACATCGAGCACTGGAACCGTCGTGCCGCGTCGGGGGTCGACTGGAAGCCCATCGCTGATGCTCCGCAGGACGGCACGCGGCTGATGCTGTGGGACTCGGAGAGCAAGCGGCCGGTGTTTGGCAGCTGGCGCGGAGACAACCCGGCGATCACGCACTTTGCGGCCGAGCCGGCCGGCCCGGAGGTGGCCTGATGGACGCCATGGAGCAGCGGGCGCGGGAGCTTCTGGCAAAGGTGCATGCCGACGCCGGTTGGACGGGGCTTGCGAATGAGATACGGCTTAACGCCACATTCGACATTGACTATGGCCTTGCCTTGGCGGCAATCCGCGCCGCCCTCACGCCGCCCGAAGGCTACGTGCTGGTGCCGGTGGAGCCAACTGACGAAATGCTCGGCGATGGTGCGGAATCCCGCCCGATGCTCCCCTTCACACCGCTGGGAGAGTGGGAGGCGTTCGAAGCAATGAGCGGGTGCGAACAGGGACGGCACAAGGCAAGGCTCTGCTGGTCAGCCATGCTCGCCGCTCGCCCGGAGGTGCCATGAACCGCCAGCCAGCTGATCGCCACCACAACCGCGAGCCCGGCTGGCCGGAGTGGGGCCGGCAAAACCTGACGCTTACGGCCGCGCTGCGGATGGTCCGCATGTACGGTGACCGCATCCCGTCGGTTGCCCAGCTTCGGGCGGACTTCGGGGTCAGCCGAGCTACTGCGTTCCGTTGGCGTGCCGCCTTCCGCGATGCGATCGAACAGCACGAGGCCGCCAATGCAGGCTGACCGCGCGCTGGAGCTGGTGCTGCCCTGGCCGAGCAAGGACCTGTCCCCGAATGGCCGGGTGCACTGGAGCAGGAAGGCCAAGGCCACGAAGCACGCCCGTCAGACGGCGGTGGTGCTGGCGCACGAGGCGGGCTGGCGCGCGCTGCAGCTGCCAGCGGGGAAGCTGCACCTGTGGGTGAGCTTCCATCAGGCGCCGGGCAAGGCACTGCCGGACGACGACAACATGCTGGGGCGGTTCAAGGCATACCGAGACGGAATCGCCCAGGTGCTTGGCATCGACGACAAACGGTTCATCAGCCATCCGGTTGTGAGCAGCGAGCGCCGGCCGGGCGGCCAAGTGGTGGTGCGGATTACGGGCGGGCCGGCGGCGGCCGGCCAGTCAACGACAGGGGAACGGGCATGAATCCACGAGAGACGATGGCTCGGCTGGGGCCGAGCACGGTGAAGTTCGACATCGGCCGGGGAGGCGGGAAGCCTGACCTGACGAACCAGGACATTGCCGCGGCGCTGGGCATGGTGCCGGCCGGGCTGGGCAGGGAGTTGCTGGAGGCGTGCTGGTGGCCGGACGGCGCCGCGCTGCGCCGGCACAAGCTGCGGGATGCGGTCATTGCGCTGGTGACCCCGGAGCTGCAGCGGCAGCAGCGCCGGCTGGCCGAGGCCCGGACGGATCTCGGCCTGGCGGAGGTGTGCATGGGCTGGGGCGGCGCGGCGACGGCGGAGCAGCGGGCGAACCGTGACGCCGCCCAGCTGCGGCTGGGCCGGGTGAAGGCTCAGTGCTGGCCGATCAGTACCCTGGAGTCGCTGCCGACGCTGGCGGCGGCGGTGATCAGCGAGATCGCCAAGCGGCCGCACTGCGCGGCCTGCGAGGGCAGGGGCCAAGCGATGGTCGGGGAGCTGCTGGTGCCGTGCAAGGTGTGCGGCGGGTCAGGGATTGGCCCGGTCAGCGATCGACGTCGAGCCGCCGCGCTGGGGCGTGATGAGTCGACCTATCGAGAGAGGTGGCGCGGGGTCTATGAGTGGCTTATGGTCAAGTTTGGAGAGGCTGAGCAGGACGCGGCATGGCAGATGGGAAAGGCGCTATCCTCCGCGGAACCATGCTCGTAGGGACACGATGTGATTAGCAACAACGTTTGGACGCGGGTTTTCCAGCTCAGGGTCGGCCAGGGAACCGGAACGATTTTCCTCATGGAGAAGGATGATCGTCAGTATTGGGTGACTGCGAAGCACGTTCTCGAAGGATGGGTTGATGGGCAGAGGCTGGAGATTCGTCAGCTCGACGGCTGGAAAGGCATACCTTTGTCCTTGGTCGGACATCATCCAACCGCAGACGTTTCGGTTCTAACTTGCGCCTTCCATGTTGAAGTGCATCCTGTGCCTGCCACGCTGCAGAATCTGGGCCTGCCGCAGGAAGTCTTCTTCTTGGGATTCCCCTTCGGGTGGGCGGCAGAGATGCCGGCGAACCTGAACCGAGATTGCCCGATGCCCTTCTTCAAGAGGGGATTTATCTCTGCGATTTGCCCGCCGTCCCCTGGGCTGGACAACGTCCAGTTTGTTGATGGACACAACAATCCCGGCTTCTCCGGAGGCCCCTTAGTGTTCAACGACCACTTCACTGGAGAGCAGAAGATATGCGGCGTGGTCAGCGGGTACAGGATCCAGCCAGAGGACGTGTATGTTGGGCAGGATCGAATTGATGCTTACGTACGAGCAAACTCTGGGCTCATGATCTGTGAGGAGATAAAGCGGGTCGATGAGATCATTGATCAAAACCCTGTGGGGATTCTGGTTCCTCAGAGGTAGAGGTGCGGGGTTGATGCCCCCGCACTTTTGGCTGTAGATTCACTAGCATCGCGCACGACCCGACCCCGGCCACCCAGCCGGGGTTTTTCATTTCCGGAATTGCCATGATCCTGACCGCCTCGACAATCCAGCAGGCGGTCGGCTGCAGTGCCGCCGTCGCCGCCCAGTGGGCTCAGCCGCTGGCCGACGCCTGCACGGCGTTCGGTATCAGCACCCCGAAGCGGGTGGCAGCGTTCCTGGCGCAGGTCGGTCACGAGTCGGCAAGCCTGACCCGGATCGTCGAGAACCTGAACTACGGTGCGCAGGGCATGGCCGATACCTGGCCCAGCCGCTACGCCGTCGATCCCAAGGCCAAGCCAAGAAAGCCGAACGACCTGGCGCGCGCGCTGGAGCGGAAGCCGGTAGCGATCGGCAACAACGCCTACGCCAACCGCCTGGGCAACGGATCCGAGGTGAGCGGTGACGGCTACCGGTTCCGTGGCCGTGGCCCGATCCAGAACACTGGCCGCGCCAACTATGCCGCGATCCGGGACGCGCTGCGTGCCAAGGGCATCAAAGGCGTGCCCGACTTCGAGGCCCAGCCTGAGGCGCTGGAGCAGCCCAAGTGGGGAGCGCTGGCGGCTGGTGCCTTCTGGGATGCCCGATCCCTTAACAAGCTGGCTGACGTCAGCCGATTCGACGAAATCACCGAACGAGTGAACGGCGGCCAGACCGGTGCCGCTGATCGCAGGGCGCGCTATGCGCGCGCGCTGAAGGCACTTGGAGCATGACGGCGAAGAAGAAGGCCCCGAAGCTCTCGCCGGTGAATCAGCTGCAGGGCGTGCTGGTGGTACTGGAGAACCAGAAAGCAAAGAGCCCGACTGCGGAGCTGCTGCTGGCAATCCGCGAGATGGTCAGCGATGCGCTTGCGGTGCTCCAGGAGCCGGACCCCACGAAGCAGCGCATTGCGTTCGTGCTTCTCGCGGTCCAGCAGTCCACCCAGGTGGCGGTGAAGGTGGTGCGCGGTAAGCGCATCACCCGCGTGACCATCGTTGACCAGCCCCTGTACCACTGGGCGCTGGAGGAAATTCATTCACTTGCAGGTGCCGCATGACATTCGCGACCCGAAATGTTGGCGCCGCTCGCGTAGGCATTGCCGTGCTGGTGCTGTTCCTGGTCGGCATGGCCATGGCCGCTCTGATCGCGGTGGCGATCCCGCCGGAGAACAAGGACTCCTTCGGCATGCTGATCGGCGGCCTGAACAACGCCACCGGAATGGTCATCGGCTATTTCTTCGGCATGACCCGAAAGGGTCCAGGGGCCTGACGTGAGCCGCATCGCCATCTATCTCCTGGTCTTCGTCGCCTGGTCCGCCGCCATGTTCGGTGCCGGCTGGGCCTGGCGTGGTGATCGCGCTGATGGCACCGAATCGGACCAGCGTGCTGCCGGCGCTGAGGCAGTGGCGGAGCAGGTGAACCAGACCCGTGCCACCGAACACCAGCAGGCCGAAGCCCTTGCCACCATCGGAGCCAAGCATGAAGAAGACCGCACCGCGGCCACGGCCATACCTGCTGCTGTTGCTGCTGGCGTGCGCGATGGCAGCCTCCAGCTGCGCGACGACCTCGCCACCTGCAATACCGCTCGCCTGTCCCAAGCCGCCGCCGGCGCCGTCGAACGTGACCAGGCAGCCCAACTACGAGCAGAGGTCGCGGGCGCTCTTGTTCAAATCGGGCGAGACGCCGATGACCACGTCCGCGCCTGCCAAGCAGTGATTGCCGCTGATCGTCTGCAATAGCACATCTGTCCATGGCGTCAATGGGCGGGCAGCGTGTGCTGTCTCCGTGCTTCGACCATTGACCCGGATTGCCTCCACGCCACAGTTCGTCGGCGAGGCACGCCATCTCCAGCGCGGCCTAGGTTCGCTACCGAACGTCTGTCGCCCTGCCCGGCAGGCTGGCCGCGCTTCTTCTTCAGGCAGATCCACAGGGAGCAGGTAATGAACATCGACTCCATCCAGGACATGGTGATGCTGGCCGATGGCCAACCCATGACCGATAGCCGTCGCATCGCGAGGTACTTCGGCAAGCTCCACAAGGACGTGTTGCGTTCCGTGCGAGGTGCTAGGCGCGATGCGCCTGACGAGGCGGCGCGGCGCAATTTTGCGCTTTGCCATGAAATCAATGACTTGCAGAACGGAAAGCCACAGCCGTACTACATGATGACCAAGGATGGCTTCATGGCCGTGGCATTGGCGTTCACTGGCAAGAAGGCGGCAGAGGTTCGTTGGGCCTTCATTCGCGCCTTCAACAGGATGGCGGAATTCATCCGAACCCAGGCATCGGGTGCGATGGAGCGCTGGAACGTGGCATACGTGGAGTACCGCCAGGAGCGGGAGCACGTATCGAACTGTGCGAAGGACATGAACCGCTGGAAGCGCCGGAAGATTGAGCACCAGCAGCGGCTGCAGCAGCTCGATCCGCAGCTGAGCCTTACCTTCGGTAGTGGTTGATGCCGCGCCGGGCACCGAAGCACAACGCCCTGCCCAGGCAGGCGGTCGTGCACGTGCCTGCTGCAGCGGTGAGGCAGACCACAGCCGAGCGCGGCTACGGCAGCCGATGGCAGCGAGCGCGCGCGACTTACCTGCTGAGGCACCCGCTCTGCGCAGCGTGCCAGCGGTCGGGGCACGTCACGGCCGCGACGGTGGTCGACCACATCACCCCGCACAAGGGCAGCCAGGCGCTGTTCTGGGACACCGATAACTGGCAGCCCCTCTGCAAGCCCTGCCACGACCGGAAGACCGCGACCGAGGACGGCGGGTTCGGGAACTGGCATCGAGGTGCCAAGGCCAGCCCGATATACGCACGCAGACGCGAATGAATCGCAACAACGGCAGATAGGGCGGGGGGAGGGTCAAAAGTTGGGGTGGTTCGCCTCCCTGACCGTGCGCCCAGACGTTTTTTCGCACCGTCAAAATTGAGATTTGAAAAATGAGAGGACGGAAGCCAACCGCTCCGGCCCTCAAGGTGATTGCCGGAACTGCCCGGCCGGACCGTGAGGCGCCGGACGCTCCCGAGTTCGACCTGATCGACGTGTTCCCCGACCCACCTCAGCACCTGAACGTCAACGGGGCTGCAATGTGGAATGACCTGGGTCCCCAGCTGGTGGCAGCCAAGGTTCTCCAGACGGTGGACCTGTATGCACTGCAGCAGCTCTGCTACGCCTGGCAGGTCCAGGTGGCAAAGCAGATGGCAGGGGTGGATATCACAGCCGCTGAACAGACCGCGCTGAAAGCGCTGATGTCCGAGTTCGGTATGACGCCGGCGAGCAGACGCAAGGTGAGTTCTGGTGGCGCCGAGAAAAAGCCCGGCAACAAGTTCGGCGCCCTCCCGGCGCTCGCCAAGTAAAAAGAAGCCTGCGAAGCCGACGACCGGGGATCGCCTGCGGCGTCGACCCCGCCCGGATCCTGCCGACTACGTGGCGGTGGCCATCGACTACGCGCAGGAAGCGGTGGAGGATCGCAAGGGCAAGGCATTCGGGTTGCTGATTCGCCAAGCGGCCAAACGCTTCCTGGACGACCTAGCTCGCGCGAAGAAGAGAGGGGCAGCGTTCACGTTTTCACCCGCGCATGCAGCCCACGCCTGCGGTTTCATTGAGCTGCTTCCGCACGTTGAAGGCTCTTGGCAGACTCCCGAGATCCGCCTGCACCGGTCCCACGTCTTCTTCGTGGTCCAGCTGTTCGGATTTCGGAAGCTCGATGGCACCCGCCGTTTCACATCGGCGCTGTTTGCGGTCGCCCGCAAGAACGCCAAGTCGACCTTGGCCTCGGCGATTCTTTTGTATTGCCAATGCTGCGAGAACGAGGAAGGCGCCCAGGTCATTTCGGCGGCTACCACCTTCCCGCAGGCTTCGATCATCTTCAACGTCGCAAAGCGGATGGTGGAGAAGACGCCGGACCTTCGGGAGGCGTATGGGCTTGAGACCTGGGCCAAGTCGATCAGCCGCATGGAGATCGGCGCCAGCTTCAAGCCAATCCACGCGAAGGCAAGCACTCAGGACGGCTTGAACCCTTCCCACGTGGGGCTTGATGAGATCCACGCGCACAAGACCCCTGACCTGCTGAACGTCTTGCAGTCTGCTGCAGGTGCCCGCCGCAACCCGCTCTGGCTGTTTACCACGACCGAGGGATACACCAACCCCGGCCCCTGGGCTGAGATCCGGCAGTTCGTGAAGCAGTTACTGGCCGGCGTGTTCAAGCACACGGCCGACCACTACCTGGCAGTGTTCTATGCGGTCGACGAAGACGACGAGGACTTTGACGAGTCGAGTTGGCGAAAAGCTAACCCTCTGATGGAGGTAAACCCGCATCTCCTGGGAGCTATCCGAAAGGAGGCGGTCGAGGCCAAGGCCATGCCGTCCAAGCTGGCTGAGTTCCAGATCAAGCGGCTGAACCGGCCGGCCTCGGCGGCAAACGGCTGGGTTGCATTACGAAAGTGGGCTGCCTGCTCCGGAGTGGTCGACCTGGAGGCGTTGAAAGACGTTCCCTGCTGGGGTGGACTGGATCTGGCCAGCACCAGCGACCTGACATCGTTCCGGCTTGTCTGGCGAGTGGACGGGAAGATCATCACCTGGGGCCGCCGATGGGTTCCAGAAGAGGCCGTAAAGCAGCGTACGGAGCGCGGCACGGTGCCGTATGCGGGCTGGGTCGCGTCTGGGCACCTCGAAACCACTGAGGGCGAGGTCACCGACTACGCCCATATCGAGAGGTCGATCCTGGACGTCGTCTCTCGGTTCAATGTTCAGTCCATCGCGTTCGATAGCTGGAATGCCACCGAGGTTGTGGGCCGACTTCTTGCCGCTGACGTGCCTATGGTGCAGTTCATCCAGGGACCGAAGTCGTATCACCCGGCTATGCAGGATCTGGAGCGCGCCTACGTGGGCAAGCGCTTCGTCCATGACGGCGATCCGGTGCTGACCTGGTGCGCTTCCAACCTAGTGGCGCGGCGAGACCAGAACCTGAATATGGCGCCCGACAAGAAGCGATCGAGCGAGAAGATCGACGACATGACCGCGCTGCTGATGGCTGTTGGTATCAGCATCCCCGTTGCTGAAGAAAAGAGTGACAAGAAGCTTGTCCTCATGACCCTGGGATAGCCCATGAAGAACGACAACCGCGCCTACAGCCTGCTGGAGGTCAAGAACTACGACGACGACGAGCAGGTGATCACCGGTTGGGCGACAACGCCCGAGCCTGACCGCTACGGCGATGTGGTCGAGCCTCTGGGCGCGAAGTTCGCTGCAGAGCTTCCGTTGCTCTGGCAGCACCGGCACGACAGCCCGGTGGGCATCGTCAAGTTCGGCAAGCCGACGAAAGATGGAATCCCCTTCACCGCTAGCGTGGCGAAGATCGCCACCCCGGGCGCGCTCAAGGACATGTGCGATCTGGCCTGGCAGTCGGTCAAGGAAAAGCTGGTGCGCGGCGTGTCGATCGGCTTCCGTGCCCTCGAGTACAGCTACATGGATGGCGGTGGAAAGCGATTCACCGAGTGCGAGATCTACGAGCTCTCTCTGGTGACGATCCCGGCCAACGCCGCCGCAACGATCCAGAGCATCAAGGCCATGGATACCAGTGGAACGCGCCGCCGCAGCAGCTACGGCGTGCCCCTGATTCAGTGCCAGAAGGTGGTGGTAGCGCGGCCTCCTGGCGGCGCAGTGAAGTTGCTGGACTGACGTAACGGCCCGCTGGGCCATGCGGGGTGGAACCCGCTTCCCTCCATATTGCAGGCACCGCCCGGGGTGGAACCCGGGCCGAAGGGCTGCGCCAATCTCAGAGAGATCAAGATGACCATTCAGGAACAGCTGGAGAAGCTCCGCGCCACGCGTGACGCCCAGCAGAAGAAGCTCAACGAAGTCGCCCAGAAGTCCATGGACGAAAGCCGTTCGATGGATACCGGCGAAAAAGAGGAGTTCGACAGCATCGAAGACCAGATCAAATCCCTGGACGATGACATCGAACGCCTGACCCGACTGCTCGCCGTCCAGGCGAAGTCCGCTGTGCCGGCCGCGCAGATCGTGCAGGATAACGGCTCCGCGACCGATCCGAAGCGTTCCGCCGGCGCCGCCAGTGGCAAGGGCCCGGCTCTGATCCACAGCCGCAGGAACGAAGAGCAGGGCATCGGCTTTGCCCGATTCGCCATGGCGATGTATGCGGGCAAGGGCGACGTCTCCAGCGCCAAGGCCTTCGCGGACAACACCTTCCGCGACGATGTGCGGCTGAACGAAATCATGAAAGCGGCGGTTGCCGCTGGCAACACCACCGATCCGTCGTGGGCCGGCAACCTGGTTCAGTACCAGAACCTGTCGAGCGAGTTCGTCGATTTCCTGCGCCCGCGCACCATCATCGGCCAGCTCGGCCAGGGTAACGTGCCGGGCCTGCGCCGCGTCCCGTTCAATGTCCGCATCCCGGGCAAGACCGCCAAGGGCCGTGCACAGTGGGTGGGGGAGGGCTTCCGCAAGCCGGTGACCAAGTCGGGCTACGATGCGACCGAGCTGAAGTGGGCCAAGATTGCCGGTATCTCGGTGATCACCGAGGAGCTGGCGCGCTTCTCCGACCCGTCGATCCAGATCCTGGTGCGCGACGACCTGTCCGACGCGGTCATCGAGCGCATGGACGAGGACTTCGTTGATCCGGCGAAGGCCGCTGCCACTGGCGCTGGTCTGTCGCCAGCCTCGATCACCAATGGCGTGACCGCGATCCCTTCCACGGGCGACGTGTACGCCGACATCCAGGCTCTGTGGGCCACGGCCGACGATACGAATCTGCCGGTGTCGAGTGCGGTCTACATCACCGACAGCGCTACCGCACGTCGCCTGTCCGGCCTGCGCAATCCGCTGATGGCCCGTGAGTTCCCCAACGTCTCGATGACCGGTGGCGACATCGATGGCGTGCCGCTGGTCGTGTCCAACTACGTTCCGTCGGGCATGTTCATCCTGGCCTTCGCCAGCGAGATCTACTTGGCGGACGACGGCGTGGTCACCATCGATGTCAGCCGCGAGGCCACGATCATCATGGACGATGACGCGACCGCCACTCCGACGATCGCGCAGATCCAGAGCATGTTCCAGACGAACCAGCTCGCCATCCGTGCCGAGCGCTTCGTGAACTGGAAGAAGCGCCGGCCGCAGGCAGTCTCGTACTTGACCGGTGTCGAGTGGGGCAACCCGGTCGACGCCGGCGGTGGTGGCGGCTGATTTCTGTGGTTTTCGGCGGGGGCTTCGGCCCCCGCCTTCTTTTCCCCGGGAGAAAGGTATGGCGAAGATCGAGATGATCCGGCGGAACCGCGTTTTCAGTGTGGACTCCAGGCTGGCCCCCCTCCTGGAAGCTCATGGTGGCTACCAGCGGCGGGACATGCAGGCGCAGCCGTCAGCCGCCCCAGTAGCGCCGCCGCAGCCGGCAGCTCCGGAAGTGGTTAAGCAACCGGCACAGGGTGACGGTGGGAAATCCGCGCGCACGGCCGCCAAGAAGGGAAAAGGTTCTGCCGTGCCGAAGACGGCGCCGGCGAAGGACGAAATCTGATGGCTGGATTCTCGCCCCGTGAATTGGCCACCGAGGCCGGTGTGCGCAGGTATGGGACTGACTACCTCAAGTCGCTGCATCCCGTGCATGCGTCCGGTGGTATGGGTGGCTGGCATTCTCTGGTGCGAGAGCCCTTCACTGGTGCTTGGCAGCGGAACTTGGAAGAGCGGCACGAATCGGTGCTTACCTACCCGACGTTGTATGCGTGCTTGAACCGCATCGCGTCGGATGTCGGAAAGCTTCCTTTCGTGCTCAAGGCAGAGGATTCCAGCGGAATCTGGCGCGTAGATAGGAACAACACTGCCTACTGGCCCGTGCTGCGGAAGCAGAACAGTTACCAGACGTCGCAACAGTTCCGCTCGGCCTGGATGCTGTCGAAGCTCGCCCAGGGCAACACCTATGTCCTGAAGGGTCGGGACGAGAGGAACGTGGTCAACAAGCTGTGGATCTTGGACCCGTGCAGTGTTCAGCCGATGGTGTCCGATAGTGGTGACGTGTTCTACCAGCTGAACTACAGCGCCGGAACCAATCTTCTGCCCGAGAACTATCCCGGTGAGCAGCTGGTTGTTCCGGCGAGCGAGATCATCCACGACCGCATGAACTGCTTCCACCATCAGCTCATCGGTGTCCCGCCCCTGTGCGCTGCACAGTGGCCGGCGGTGAAGAACCTGAAGATCCTCAAGGATTCCACCAACTTCTTCTCCAACGGAGCGAATCCGGGTGGCATTCTGACCGCGCCCGCCGGCATGTCCGACGAGGATGCCCAAGCCGTTAAGGAATACTGGAACACCAGCTTCCAGGGATCAAACGCGGGCAAGGTGGCGGTGATCGGCGCGGACATGAAGTTCACACCCTTCGCATTCAAGGCTGCCGACTCCCAGCTGGTTGAGCAGATGCGGTACTCCGACGAGCAGGTATGCCAGCCGTTCGGCATCCCGCCGTTCAAGATCGGCATTGGCTCGATTCCTGCTGGGATGAAGGTCGATGACATCAACCAGCTGTACTACTCGGATGCGTTGCAGGCGCACATCGAGGCCATGGAGGAGCTGCTGGACGAGGGTCTGGGTATTTCCCGCCCGATGGGCGTCGAGCTTGATCTGGAGCCGCTTCTGCGGATGGATGTTGGCAAGCAGGCCGAGGTGCACAACACGCTGACCGGCGGCGGGATTGAAACTCCGAACGAGGCGCGGTTGGTGTTCAACCTTCCCCCTCTAGAGGGGGGCGATACGGTCTATATGCAGCAGCAGGACTTCCCGCTGGATCAGGTCAGGCAGAATAGGATCGTGGCTCCGACCGAACCGGCCCCTGTCGCTGAGGATCCGGAAGACGACCAGCCTGCTGCTGACGACGAGCTCAGATCTCTGCAGCAATCGAACTTCATCTTGATGGCCCTGCGCGCCGCACGGGCCGAGGTATTCCGCAATGACTGATCCCATCGACTTCGGCACGGAGATCGGCGCTCTGATCCGTGAGGCGGTCGCACCCGTCAAGCGAGAGCTGGAGGAGCTGCGCCAGCGCGCTCCGGAGAAGGGTGAGCCCGGAAGGAATGCCGATCCGGTCGATGTGGAGGCTCTGGCCGACCTGGTCGTGGCCAAGTTGCTTAACTCGCCGCGACTGCTGACGCTCGTGGACGTTGCCACCGCAGACGCCGTGTCCAAGCACTTCGAAGCCAACCCGGTTCAGAACGGCCGCGATGCCGATCCGGCGGTGATTCAGGCAACGGTAAAGGCTGCGGTTGAGGCACTTCCGGTGCCGAAAGATGGGCTTGATGCGGAGCCTGTCACCGATCGGCAGATTGCAGAGGCAGTGGCAAAGCACCTCGCCGCGCACCCGCCGCAGGCAGGCGCTGATGGTGTGGGCCTGGCCGGCGCCATGATCGATCGCAGTGGGGAGCTGGTCATCACGACCACAAAGGGTGAGGCCATCCGTCTTGGTGTCGTGGTTGGCCGGGACGGTCAGGACGGCCAGCATGGCCTCAGCTTCGAAAATGCCTCCGGTGAGTACGACAGCGAGCGCGGGTTCGTCATCACCCTCGGCGCGGGCGAACGCAGGGCCGAGCTGGTTCTGCCGTACATGGTGCACCGAGGCTTCCACCGGGACGGACTCGGCGTGAAGGCGGGCCAGTCGGTGACCCATGACGGCGCACTTTGGATCGCAAAGCGCGCGAACGCGTCCAGGCCCTGCCTAGAGAACACCGACGATTGGATCCTGGCCGCCCGGAAGGGTCGCGACGGCAAGGACGGACGGAGCGTGCGGGTTCCGGCGGGGCCTGTGAGCCTGGGAGGCGGCGATGGTTGAGTTCGTGACCAAGGCGCAGGCCCAGGAGCAGCTCCGGCTTGATCCTGGCGCCGATGACTCCTGGCTGGAATTTGCCATACCGGCCGTCAGCGCGGCGGTGGATAGCTGGCTTAAGTCACCTTGGCGTCGCTACGAGCTGCAGAGGGATGGCGCTGGCGCGCCGATCATCGGCGCCGACGGGATCCCGCTGCCGGTTCTGGACGATGAAGGGAAGCCGGTGCTTGCTTCTCAGGTGGTGCTGGCCACGCTGGTAGAGCTGGCCAGCCACTCCAGGTTTCGCGAGGGCGAGGGCGACAACACCGTGCCCGCCGATGCCGGGCATGGGTACGTCCTTTCTCGCGCTGCAACGGCCCTGTTGGCGCCGCTACGGCGTTCCACGGTGGCTTGAGTGGCCTGCACCGGCTGCGCGCGCCGGCGCGCCTGGCTCATGAAATGGATGCGAGAAGCGAATGAACGAGCAAAGCGAATTGCTGGCCGCCCTGCGCGCCCAGACCGAGGCGACGCACCAGCTGGTGGCGGCGCTGCGGGAAAAGACCACGGCCGACCAGGAGAACGCCAAGGCGGTTAACCGGCTGGTGGACTACCTCTGTGACAGTGAGGGTGGCGACGTGGAGCCGGCCAGCCCGGGCAACTACCTGAGCGGGAAGCCGCGATGATCGCTGCCGGCCGCCTGCGCCATCGGGTGCAGCTTCAGCGTCAGGTCTACGGGCAGTCGCCTGCGACCGGCGCGCAGACCGTCAGCTGGGAGCCGCTGGCCGATGTGTGGGCCGAAGTGGCGCCGCTGTCAGCCCGCGAATTCGTGGCAGCCAAGGCAGTGGACAGCGAGGTCACGTTGCGGGTGACCATCCGTCACCGCGACGACGTGACCGACAAGTGCCGGGTGCTATTCCGCGGCAAGATCCTGAATATCCATGGTGTGCTGCCCGACCCGGTGAGCGGCCTTGAATACCTCACGCTCCCCTGCAGCGAGGGTGTCAATGATGGCTGATGGCATCCGATTCGACGTGAGCGGCCTGGACGGCATCCGCAACAAGATGGCGCAGGTGAAGCGCGAGGTGAACTACAAGGGTGGCAGGGCCGCGCTGCGCCGGGCGGCCAACGTGCTGCGCGACCAGGCGCAGAGCAACGCCCGCCGGGTGGACGACCACGAAACCGAGACCGCCATCTGGAAGAACGTCGCGGTGCGCTGGAATGGCCGTGCGTTCAAGCAGGATGGCGTGCTGGCGTTCCGTGTTGGCGTTCTGGGCGGTGCCCAGGCCGGCCGCGCCGCTCAGCAGGGGACGAGCAACCCCGGCGGAATCACCTGGTACTGGCGCCTGCTGGAGTTCGGCACCTCGAAGATGGCTGCGCAACCGATCTTCCGGCCGGTGCCGGACCAAGCCGGCCAGAAGGCCGTCGACGTGTTCGCGCGAAGCTTCAACCAAGCGCTCGACCGCGTGCTGGCCAAGCAGGGGGCGGCATGATCCCGCCCATCTTCCCGCTTTGCATCGCATCACCAGCGGTGCTGCTGGCCTTTGGCGACGCTCCGACCCGTGTCTATCCGTTCGGACTGATCGAGAAGCCGCCTGCACTTCCCTATGCGGTCTGGCAGACGGTCGGTGGTAGCCCCGAGAACTATTTGGCCCAGCGCCCTGACGTGGACGCGCTGACCACGCAGGTGGACGTTTATGCAAAGAACGAAGCATCCCTGATTGAGGGTGCCACCGCACTGCGTGATGCCTTCGAACCTCGCGGGTACATAACCCGCTGGGGCGGCCAGACGCTTGATCCCGAAACGAAGTTGTTGCGCCTGTCATTCGATGTGGATTGGCTGGTCCCTCGGTAACGCCCCGCTACATCCCCACCCACGCCCCGCACTGCGGGGCTTTTTATTGCCCGCAGGAGAAACGATGAGCATCCTGACCCAAGGAACCCAGCTGTACGGCCTGATCAACGGCGCTGTCCGCGAGATCGAGTGCATCACGGCCTTCAACCCCGGCACCGCGCCGGCGGACCAGATCGATGACACTTGCCTGTCCGAGACCAACACGCGCACCTACAAGAAGGGCCTGCGCACGCCGGGCCAGGCGTCGGTGACCATCAACGCCGACCCGAAGAACGAGAGCCACTACCTGTTCTGGCAGCTCGCCGAGCAGGTGGACGGCGGCGACCCGATCCAGTGGGCCATCGGCTGGTCCGACGGCGTGGACATTGAGCCCACCGTTCAGCAGGTCGTCAGCATCTCGAACATCGAAGTGACCAACGGCGGCACCGGCTACACGAGTGCGCCGACCGTGGCCATCACTGGCGGCGGTGGCAGCGGTGCAACGGCCACTGCCATCGTCGATTCTGGCTCGGTGATCGGCGTCAATATCACCAACCCTGGCACCGGATACACCGGCACGCCGACTGTCGCTTTCACCGGCGGCGCTGGCACCGGCGCCGCGGCTACGGCCGAGCGCTCCACGGTAGACGAGCTGGTCCTGCCGAACACCCGCACCTGGTACACCTTCCAGGCCTACGTCAGCGACTTCCCGTTCGACTTCCAGGGCAACACCGTCGTCACCACCGCGGCCTCCATGCAGCGCAGCGGTCCGGGCGTCTGGCTGCGTAAGGCGGCCACGCCGTGAGCCGGGATGCCAAGAAGGCGGCCACCGCGCGTGCGGTGAGCCTGAGCGTGGCTGGCCTGCTGCAGGCCGGAGCGTTCACTGGCCGGCCAGTGGAGAAGGAGATCCGCTGGAAGCAGGGCGACGAAGAGCTGACTGCCACTGTCTATGTGCGGCCGCTGGGCTTCCAGGCGGCGGTGTCGGATGTGCTGTCGGCCACGAACAAGCACGACGGCGTGGCCGGCCGCATCGCGGCCAGCATCTGCGACCAGGACGGCAAGGCGGTGTTCACCGTTGCTGATATCACCGGCGAGGCCGATCCGGACCGCGGCGCCTTGGACGGCAACCTGTCGGTGGCGCTGCTGATGGCCATTGGCGAGGTGAACAACCTGGGAAAAGCTACGAGCTGACCCCGGAGGATGAGCTGTGGTGCGAGCTGGTCCTGAACGGGATTGGCGGCCGCAGCATCGGGGAGGCGAAGGAGCGCCTCTCCATCCGGGAATTCCAGCTCTGGAGCGTTTATCGAGCCCGGCGCGGCAGCCTGAACCTGGGCGGCCGGATGGATGCAGCGACAGGGATGATGGCGGCGTTGTTCGCCAACTCGAACCGCAAGCCAGGCAGCGCTGCATTCAAGCCCACCGACTTCATGCCCCACGTGGATGCCGAGCCCATCAGCCTCGAGGAGGCGATGAAGCAGTGGTAGCCCCGCCATAGGGTGCGCATCAACCTGGCTGGCCACCGGCCAGCCCCTGCAGCAGAGAGAGCTATGTCCCGGTCCCTTGGTACGCTGACCATCGACGTAATCGCCGAGGTCGGCGGCTTCGCGTCCGGCCTGGACAAGTCCGAGCGCCGGGCGGAGAAGTGGCGCAAGAAGGTCGAGGCCGAGGCGAAACTGGCCGGCCTTGCGCTGGGCACTGCGATCGCTGCGGCGGTCGTGATGATCGGGCGTAACACCATCGCGGCCGAGCGCGAGGTGGCCCAGCTGGATGCCATCATCCGCTCCACCGGTGGCGCGGCCGGGTATACCCGGCAGCAGCTGCTCGATATGGCCGACACCCTGTCGAGCAAGTCGACGTTCAGCGGCGGCGAGATCGTCGAGGCCCAGACTCGCCTGCTGTCGTACTCGGGCATCCTGGCGTCCAACATCCCCCGTGCGATGCAGGCGGTCATCGACCAATCGGCACGCCTGGGCATAAGCGTCAGTCAGTCGGCGGAGACCATTGGCCGCGCGCTGGAATCGCCCAGCAAAGCGGCTGCCGCGCTCGCCCAGCAGGGCTTCGGTGCTGCCTTCACGAAGGAGGTGCGCGGCACGATCGACGAACTGGTCAAGGCCGGCAAGGAAGGCGAGGCCCAGGTAATGATCCTGGAGATCCTTGAGGAGTCGTACGCCGGCGCGGCGCAGGCGGCCCGTGACACCTTCGGCGGTGCTCTGCAGGCCCTGGGCAACACCCTGAACGACATCACCACCGCCAAGGACGGGAGCCTGAAGGGGGCCACCGACGCGGTAAACACGCTGATCGATACGCTGAACGATCCGGCCACGAGGGAGGGTTTCAATAACCTGATCTCGGGCGCGGTTGAAGCCATCGGCACGATGGCCAAGTTCGCATCCACTGCGGCCAACGTGACCAAGTTCGTGGCCGAGAGCCTGGCCGCCCGCGTCAGCGGTCCTGACATGGCCGACGTGGTGCGCGTTGAAGATCGCATTGAGCGCCTGCAGAAGACCCTGGCGGCTGTGAAGAACTCGAAGGGCACGCTGGGCTTCTCCATGCTCAACGCCAGCGAACTTATTCCAGCGGACCTGGTGTCTCGACCGGATACCGTGATTCAGCGCCTTCGCGGTGAGATCGAGATGGAGCAGCGCAAGCTGGCTGAAGGCCAGCGCATGCTGGAGCAGGCGGCGAAGGCTGCCAGCGCGGCATCGCCCATCCCGGATGGGGTGACCGGAGACGCGGCTGCTCGTGCTGCTGCGGCCGCGGCCGCAGCGGACGCCGACAACGCCAAGGCGCGACTGGCGGGGCAGCAGCAGCTGCAGCGCGCCTATGAGTCTGCTTCGCTGCAGCTGCAACGGCAGATCGAGCTGTTCGACACCAGCGCGGATCGCTCTGGCCGTGCCACAGAGCTGCAGCGCCTGAACTTTGAAATGGCGCAGGGGAGCTTGAAAGGCCTGAACTCTGCCTCCCAGGAGCGCCTGCGCGCGCTGGCCACCGAGATTGACCGGTTGGCAGGCGTGAAGTCAGCGAACGAGGAAGCGGCCAAGGCCACCGAGTCTTTCGTCAAGTTGAAGGACGAGCTGAACAAGAAAGACTCGCTCGGCGTCGACTTGGCGCGAGACCGCCTGAAGGTCCTGCAGGCGGCTGCCAATGTTGGTGCGGCTAATGATCAGGACTACGCAGCAACTGCCGCAAAGGTGATTCAGCAGGTTGGAGGGAGTGGCGCGGCCGACTACAAGGGGCCAGATGCTCTCTATGGTGGATCAAGCGGCGAGTTTGCAAAGATCGATTCGGCCCAGGAAGCCGAGCGGCAGAAGTTCGCGGCGCAGCTGGAAGCCCTGGAGGAGAATCGACAGGCTCGGTTTGATCTCGAAGCAGAGTGGAATGCGCAGGAGCTGCAGCTGCGTGAGGAGCACGAAGCCAACTTGTCACGCCTCGACAGAGCGCGGTGGCAGGTTGCGGCCACGGAGGCTCAGTCGGCACTCGGAAGCATCACGGACGTGATGCGGACTAGCTTTGGCGAGCAATCCGCGCTCTACAAGGCTGCATTCGTGGTCCAGAAGGCGGCAGCTATCGCCCAGTCTGTCATTGCGATCCAGCAGGGTATGGCTATGGCCGCCGCAAACCCTTGGCCGACCAATCTTGCTGCTATCGCTTCGGTAGCGGCTGCAACCGCTGGCATCGTCTCCAATATCGCCGCAGTAGGCATGGCCCACGACGGTATCGACAGCGTTCCCGAGACCGGCACCTGGCTCCTGCAGAAGGGTGAGCGGGTCACCACTGCAGCCACCAGTGCCAAGCTGGACGCAACCCTTGACCGTGTGTCGCGTGATTCCGCCGGCGGTGGCCGGGGGGACTCCAACGAGTTCAATTTCAACGTGAACGGAACTATCAGCGAGCGGGAACGGCTGATGCTGGAGCAGACCGTCACGCGTGCGGTGACCCTGGCGCGACAGGACCGTGTGGCGGACACCACGTCCGGCACTGGCCCGCAATCACGCGCGATGCGATCGAACTGGAATGTCAGAAGGAAGGTCGGGTAATGGCGCTGATCATGCAGCCGAAGTGGTTGCCAGAACCGCTGCGCGAGGGCTATGGGCTGCGCCATGTATCACCTCAGACGAGGTCCACCTTCGTAAGCGGACGGTCCCTGCCTCGGCGGGCCTACACCGCGACCCCTAGCCAGACCGAGGTGCGATGGTTGTTGAACGACCAGCAGGCAGCTCTGTTCGAGAAGTGGTTCCAAGAGCAGCTATTCGATGGCGTGTCCTGGTTTGCCTGCCGCCTTCGCAGCCCGCTCGGGATGGACTACTACAAGGCGCGGTTCACCGACATTTACGACGGTCCGACGTTGACCAACAGCAACCTGTGGATGTTCACGGCACAGCTGGAGCTGTATCTCCGACCGCTGCTGGCTGATGGTTGGTCTGAGTACCCGGAAGGCTTCCTACAGGCCAATGTGGTGGACCTTGCCGCAAACAGGGAGTGGCCCGAGCCATGAGCATCCTCGAACGGCTTTATGCCTCCGGCGGCAGCGAGATCGAGCACGAGACGCTGGCCATCACCGTCGGTGGTGAAACCCACTACCTGACCAAGGGTTGGGAGGACCTGACTGCGGTTCTGGAGACGGGCCAGACGGTGACCTTCAAGGCCTGCGGCATGGACGTGGCCAAGCCAGCGCGCAATGCCGACGGCGTACAGGATCTGCGCTTCGCGCTGACCAACATTGATGGCGTGGTGAGCACCAAGATCCGTGCCGCGCTCGCCGCGCGGCAGGAGATGACGGTAACCCTGCGGGTCTACCTGAGCAGTGATCTGCTGGCACCCATCAAGCGTCCGCTCTCGATGGTCATCAAGGGCGGCCAGTGGTCGGCCACAGAGGTCCAGATCACGGCCGGCTTCATGAACATCCTCGACACAGCCTGGCCGCGCGATCGCTTCAACCTCTCCAAGCACCCCGGACTGCGCTACATCTCATGACGATCGACCTTGAAAAATACCTGGACGTTGTCTGGGTCAGTGGCGGCCGCGTGTTCCCCGAACTGGACTGCTATGGCGTGGTCAATGAGGTGCGGCGGGACCTTGGGCTGCCGGCGTGGGATGAGCATCCGGGGGCCACCCGAGACGATCTGCCCGAGCTGGCACAGCAGGCGGTTCTGCAGCACGCCGGCAGCGACCTGGTAGAGGGTGCCGTGGCGTTCTGCTACGAGGGCAGCATGGTGACTCACGTTGCCGTGCTGGTGGAGGTAGACGGACGCATGTGCACGTTGGAATGTAACGACGGCCGCAACGTGACGGTTCTGCCTGTGGCGCGCTTCGAGCGCCGCTTCAACCGCGTGGAGTATTACGCGTGATCCGGGTGTTTCCTTCCCGCATGCCCGGTGAAGCGCTGGAAACCCACCAGCATGGCCGGATGACGGTGGACAGCTGGCTGCGCGCGAACGTGCGTGGCTACACCGGAGAGGGTGAGCAGCCGATTGAGCTGGAGGTGGACGGCGCGCCGGTTGCGCCAGGTGCGTGGGCAACCACCTGGATCGACGACGGCAGCGACGTGCGCATCTACCCGGTCCCTCATTACGAGGGCATTGCCGCGGTGATCTATTGGGTTGTGGTTGCGGTGGTGGCCGCGTACGCCATCTACATGGCCAACAACCTGCCTGGCAGTCGGAACGGGCAGGGCGACAGCCTCAGTCTCGACACGGCGCGGGCGAACACGGCGCGCTTGGGCAGCCCCGTGCGCGAGGTTCTGGGGCGGTGCCGCGTTTGGGCCGACTACCTGGTGCAGCCGGTGTCTCGCTTCGTGGGGGAGAAGTCCTATCGGACCCACATGTTCGTGTGCGTGGGCAAGGGGAGGCACATCATCCCGGTGGGTTCGGCCCGCCTGGGCAACACGCCCATCAGCTCGTTCGGCAGTGACGTGCAGATGACCATCTACCCACCGGGTGCAGATGTGAGCGGCGACGTGCGCTCCGAGAACTGGGTGAATTCTACCGAGGTGGGGGCTACCGCCTCCGGCACCGCCGGTCTGGATCTGAGCGACACGGCAGACGTTTCTACGGGCATCAACGCAGACTCGGTGACGGTATCGGGGAATGTGATCACCCTGAACAATGCGACAGTCACAGACGCGAACGGTAACGAGCGGCCGACCAGCTCCGTGCCCAGCACCTGGGTTGTCGGCGCCGTTCTCACGCTAAAGGTTGCGGCTTCCTTCACCGCGACCACCAGCGGCCTTTACTCGATCATCGCCGGCAGTGCTGTGGCGGAATTGGCACCCTACGTGGGCATGCCGGTTCTGCTGACCTACAACGGAGCCGATTACGCGTTGTTCGTGGCCAGCTACGTTCCCGGCTCTCCCGCAGTGCCCGGTGTTGGTGGCAGCGCTGCCCGTGTGACCGGATCGGCTGCTGCGAGCAACTTCGACTTCAGCGGTTCTCCGGTCACCTTCGGGATCAGCTGGCGGGGAACCACCTACAGCGTGGCGCTGGTGGCCAACTACATCACCTTGGGCGTGCTGCTGACTGCCATAAACGACCAGTTGGTGGACAGCGGCTTGGTGGCGACCCAGTCCGGCGGTGTGGTGACGATTGCTGAGGCGGCCAGCCCGTTTGCTGGCGGGAGCATCACCTACAGCGGACTGCCGGCTTCTGTCTTCGGTAGCAGCCCAACGTCTACAGCAGGTGTTGCCACGACCGGTGGAACGCCGGCAACGCAGCCTCGTATAACGCTGGCCTATGACGGTCCGACCGGCACTGCTTTCGGAGGCCTGCCGCCTGGTGTGGTGTCGCTGGCAATGTCGCGTGGCCAAAGTGACTATCGAATTGCGGCCGTGTCCGGGCTTACCTTGGCCGTGGAGCGGCTTACAGAGGCTGGCGTGGTCGACACGAGCTGGCCGGGCTGGACCAACCGGACGGCCACTGACTACAGCGCCACCGGGTTCCAGGAGGGCGAGGAGTGGCTGGGACCATTCCTGGTGTGCCCGAACGGCGAAACCACCGATGCGTTTGAATACGACTTCAACTTCCCCAGCGGCCTGATCTGGTACACCAGCAAGGGCAACAAGCGCACGTTCACGGTCAGCATCCGCGTTGGGTATCGGGTGTATGGCTCGGGCGCGCCCTGGACGGTTCGGACCCACACGTACACCGGATACTCCGAGGATGCGGTGGGCTTCACTGAGCGCATCACCCTCGGTGCCCCTGGGCAGGTCGAGGTGCGGGTCAGGCGGGTGACCGAGCGCGGAGGCAATTCGGCACGGGATGCGTGCTACTGGCAGGGCCTGCGCGCGCGTCTATCGCAGCGGCCGACGCGCTACGACGACCTGACGACCATCGGCCTGACGGTGACCACCGGGACGAAGTTGGCGGCGCAGACCGACCGCCGGTTCAACGTGGAAGCTACACGGCTGTATGACCAGGGCACTGCGCGCAGCATCAGTGGCGCCATGATCCACGTCATGCGGTCCCTTGGCCTGCCGGCGGACCAGATCGACACGGACACGCTGCAGCATCTGGAGGACACCTACTGGACGCCACGAGGGGAATTCTTCGACTTCAGCGCGGAGAAGTCCGGCACCAGCGCACTGGACATGCTGCAGATGGCGGCGCAGGCGGGCATGGGCTACTTCCTGCTGATCGATTCGATGTGTTCGGCCGGCCGCGAAGGGGTGAAGGGGTGGCGAGGCGGGATCTCGCCGCAACGCCAGCTTGAGCCGCTGAGCACGTCGTTCATTTCGCCGGGCCCGGACGACTATGACGGCGTGGATGTAACCTATATCGATGAGGTGAGCTGGGCGGCGGAGACGGTGGAGTGCCGGTTGCCAGGTGTGACCGAGCCGTGGAAGGTGGAGACCTACGAGCTGCAGGGTGTCGGCACGCGCGATCGCGCGTATCGCATCGGCATGCGCCGTCTGATGAAGCACCAAGGCCAGCGCCTGACCTACAAGACCAAGACCGAGATGATGGGCCTGGTCTACCAGTACGGCGACCGGGTGAAGCTGTTCGATGACATTCCGGGTTCGAGCACCACCAGCACCATGATCGAGTCGGCCAGGCTGGACGGTACTCGGCTGCTGATCGAGGTGGGTGAGTACCTGGACTGGAGCCTGCCGGCGCCGCGGTGTCTGGTCCGTTTCCAGGACGGGACGCTGTCGAACGTGATGGTGCCTACGCGGGTAGACGACCACCGGCTGACCATCGCCGCCTCGGCACTGCCTGGCGAGCACGCGTTCAACACTTGGATCATGGACGACCCGACGATTGACCCGCCGGAGCTGATCTTCTGCGACAGCACGCGCGCTGGATACGACGCCGTGCTGGCCGAACTCACGCCCGGCGAAGACGGCACGGTTGAGCTGACCGCCCTGCAGTACGACCCCGCCTTCTACCAATACGACGACGCCAACGCGCCGTAGCGCCACTGGAGACGCAGCAACATGACGACCTTCTACACCGGCAATCCGCTGGGTTCGAACTCGCCCAAGGATCTGTATGACAACGCCGAGAACCTGGATCGCGGAATCAATGGAACGGGGCTTACCTGGCAAGATCGGCGTGGGGTGACGCGGAAGAGTTGGAACGGTATCGAGACCGACTTCCAGACGTTCCTGGCCGATGGCAGCACCATTGAGTTTCCCACATGGGCGGCGGCCAGCGCTGCCGCCGGTGCGGGCCAGATCCCGCAGAACCGTCAGGTGGCCGTGGTGGGAGATGCCGGAACCCATGTTGACCCGGTCAGTGGTGAAACTGTGCCGAATAGCGGCCGATACATCATGACGGCGGGAGGTTTGCAGTTCCGGAGCGCGGATGTCCTGAGCCAAAAGGCTGATCAGTCCGAGGTGGATAAAATCGTTGAAACCGGCGTTCTCGAAGCCATCGATTCCAGCCTGACTTCCAGCGACTACCTGACTTTCGCCGTGCGAGACGCAGTTGACCCCCGCCGTCGCCGTCGCTTGGGGCGATTCCGCGCAGTTGATGGAGCGCTCGACGCCAAGTTGGCGTTTTCGGTGGACGGTATGATGCCGCTCGGCGCTGGGTCGCTCGAGATGACCGATGAGTTCGGCGACGATCTGGAGATTGTTCGAACCCGAAATGGTCGTGTGGTTCGGCGCGTTCTTGCCGACGGAATCCAAGACGAGGTGGTTCGTGCACGCGGGACGACGGAGAGCCTTTCTACCCGCCTCAGTGCGACCATCAGGGAGGACGGCCTTACGGTTGATCCGATCTACAACGGACACACCCTTAGCGAGACTAGGCGGCTTGTCCAGGCGCTACGTGCCGGCATCGCAGGGAGCCAGTTGGTGATTTCCACCGTAACTGACTCGTGGGGCGACAACCGTAATTACTGGCTGGAGCGGTACAGCCTGCAGCTCAAAGCGCAGTTTGGAAATGCTGGTGTGGGCTTCATGCCAGTCGAACGCGGTGGCCCCGACACGCTATCCGGAACGCTGACCCGGACCAGCGGATGGGTTATTGCGAACCGAACTACGCCAGGGCCTGGCCTCATTTCGGCCACATCGTCCACGGCAGCGGAGCGCTTCACAATTGCCGGTGGCGAGGGCGACAGCGTGCGGATGTGCTACCTCGGTGGCACCGAGGGCGTGATGCGATACAGGTACGATTCTGGGCCGTGGACGACGATCAGCCTGGATGGTGTTGGCACCCAGTATGTGCAGTTGGGAACGCCGCCTGGAGGCGTGTGGGCGATGAACGTCGAAGTGGTGTCGGGGAACTGCACTATTTATGGATTCGACGTGAGGGACGCAGCGGCTCCGGGCGTCAGAATCAACAAGCTCGGTGCAGGCGGGTCTCGGCTCTCCGAGTGGGTATCCCAGGACCTTGCGCAGTGGTCCGCAGGATTCTCGCCGCTGGCCTCAAACCTGGTGGTGATCCTGTTCGGTACGAACGACGCCTACAACTACTCCGCCGCGGCCTACGCCGATTACGCAGCAACCCTGATTGATCGTATCCGGTCAGCATCGCCCTGGGCGGACATTGCCCTGGTTTCCCCGCCGCAGAATCTCGGCACCGCTACGGTGACTCAGAAGCAACAGGCCTACGAGCTTCGTAAGGTCGCTGCGGCGAAGCGCTGTGCCCACGTGGACCTCCAGCCGTTCTACGGCGAGACCACGGCAGCCTACGACGGCAATGCTCGCGACTACATCAACGTTGCCGACCCGCATCATCCGACCGAGCGCGGCGGCTGCATCCTCTCCGAAATCATGCTTCGTTTCACAGCTTGGAGCTAAACGATATGACCCTTGTGATCACCACCGATGTTGAATCCGCAGATGAGTCGCTGCCGCTTCTGGAGCGCGATGACTACCTCTATGGCGCCAAGGGTGCGGCGCATGTATTCGATCTTTCCAATCGCTGGTGCTTCCCGCGTCAAGGGCCGCCCATCAACGGTGATGTGGTGCACGATTTGGCGATTGATGGCGCAGATGGTCGAGTCTCCATGACGTCTGGCGCGGTCATCGGTTTCGATGGCAAGGGTCTCGACTTCCACGGGGTGAACGCATCGCCCAACGGCGTGGTGATGCCTGGCAATCCGCTGGCGTCGCTGGGAAGCAACCAGAACTTCCTGCTCTGTGCCTACGTCAAGGTGCCCACGCTCGCCGAGTGGCTGGAAGGGAACGGGCCGATGCATATTTTCGTGGGTGATTCCGCGTTCCAGGCGCAGGCGACGGAGGAACAACTCCTCCAGATGGCGTTTGTCGCCACGACCGCCGGCCCGCAGATCTGGATCCGGCGTCAGATTGCTGCTGGTCAGAACTTCGCCCAGATCAGCTTCAGCCCGGCCGAGGTTCCGCATGGAGAGGTGGCGCAGATCGCGGCGTGGCGCACTGCAGACGGGTTCTTCGGGCGAATTCGCAGTGCCAGCAAGAACGTCCCCAAGGGCGTGGCCAGGGGCGCGAACAACACGGCGGTCCTCTCCGACAACCAGATCCTCTTCGGCCGCGCGTCGATCTCTTCGAGCACCGCCAAGACGACCAGCCACACCATCTACCGAGGCATGTTCGAGAATCTTGATGTCAGCCAACGCGATGCCGCGGCGGTGCTGGATGAGGACTACGCACGGAACGTTGCTGGCAGCGCTTTCCGTGGATAGCTTGTAAGGCGGTCCGGCGAGCCAACATCACGGACTCGGTGTCTTCATGCGGTTTTGCCAAAGCTGAAGATTCGTTTTAAAGGGCTGCTGCAGGGACTTGTGCTCCGTTCGTTTAAGAAGCTTAATCTGCGCTCCAGCGACGAAGGAGAAGGGCATGAGCGGAAAGAAGACCCCCGAGAGCGCAGCACCAGATGCGAAGGCAAAGGAAGCCGAAGCATCAAAAGCCAAGGTGTCAAAGCCCAAGAAGGCGGCAAAGCCCAAGTCGACCAAGCCAAAAGCGCCTAAAAAGGAAGCGCCCGAACCCAGGGCGCCTGCTGAGCCAAAAAGCGATCAGGCAACGATGTACATGCTGGACAAGAAGTTGAAGAAATTCAGGGATGTCTCCCCTGATTCACCCAACGGTGGAAAGAGGAAGATGTGATCAGCTGAGCGGATCCAGCAGTCGCTCTGTGTTGTTCCGCGGTGTGTTCACCGCGCGGCTGACCCAGTAGGTCGCCATCACGCGCCCCGAACAGCGCCCGTGGCGATATGACGACATGTGCTACTCCGCCCAGATCACCGCCGCCTATCAGAAGCTGGTCCGCATGACCGGCGCCACGCTGTCGCTAAAGGAGTTCGCTGCTCTTTACGCCCACGACCCGGGCAAGAAGCGGCCCAAGACCCCGAAGGCGATGGACGATGCCTTCCGGGCCGGGGCGAGCCAGGCGGAGCTGGCGGTGTGGGCTGAGGTGGAGCAGTGGAACCGAGCCGAGGCCGCGGTACTGGAGCAGGAGCTGTTCGCCAACCGCAAGCGCCTGGCCGATGCCGAGCGCGCGCTGCAGGTGAAGGAAACCAAGAAGGCCCGGGAAGATGTGCGGATCGCCGGCAACAAGATCGATCGCGCCCTGGCCAAGCTGGCCGATCTGAAGCGCACCGAGCCGAAGGACCGAGATAGCCGGATCTTCCCCGGCGTGTATGCCCCGGTGATCGTCTCCGAGGGCGGCAAGCTTACGATCAAGCCGATGCGCTATCAGTGCCGTCTGGCCGGGAAGCCGGTCAATTACGACCAGCGCTTCCCCGGCACCTACAACGCCCGCCGCGACAGCCTAGAGAAGTTCTGGGCGCCGGCCTTCGGCCATACCCATGGCCTGATGGTAGTCGACACGTTCTACGAGAACGTGGAGGGGCCGGACGGCAAGAACCAGGTGGTGCAGTTCACCCCGCGCACGGGCGAGCCGATGCTGGTCGCCTGCCTGTGGTCGCATTGGGTGGACCCGGCCGGCAAGGAACCGGATCTACTGTCGTTCGCGGCCATCACCGACGACCCGGAACCCGAGGTGGCGGCCGCCGGCCACGACCGGACCATCATCAACATCAAGCCTGAGCACGTCGAGGCCTGGCTGAACCCGGATCCCGCCGACCTGGCCGCGCTGTACCGGATCTTTGACGACAAGCGGCACCCGTTCTACGAGCACCGGCTGGCAGCGTAAGAACTAGCGCGGCAAGTTCGGGCTGGACAAAGCCGACAACGGGGAGCTGGACGACGCGGCCGCACACGGGTCTAAGGCTGCATCTCGGCTCGTGAGAGCGCTGACAGGTAAGCTTACTTCCGACCGGGCATTGCTAGGCTAGGCGCTATAGCTTAACGTTCAAGTTTGGCCGCACTTGACACCGGACGTCCCCACATGACTGTGCCTGAATGGAACTCGGCAGGTTTGCTCCCACCTCACGATCCGGACGCTCCTGTCTCCCGGGAGAGATCTCCGTATGAAGTGACCGTCGCGGACCTCGTTGCCAAGCTGTCTACAACGCCTCAGCGTTGCGCTATTGCGGACGGATTTCTCCGCTACAGGGCAGACCTTCACGCTTTAGGGTTCACGTCTGGTTTCCAATGGGTGGACGGTAGCTTCTGTTCCGATGTTGAAACCTTGGAAGGCCGGCCACCGAAAGATATAGATGTTGTTACGTTTCTTAACGCACCTGCAGACGTGGACCATGAAGCGGCCTTCTTGGCAAAGCCTCAATTGTTTCTGGATCCGAAAAACGAATATTTATGCGACGCGTACTTTGTGGAGCTGAATGGAGCTAGTCCTGAATATTTGGTTGCCAACTCTGCGTACTGGTCTAGTGTGTGGGGGCATACGAGGAGTGGTACGTGGAAAGGCTTCTTGCAGGTGAGTCTTGATCCCGCGTTTGATGCGGCCGCTAGGGACATGCTGCAAATAGCTGAGGTGGCTCAGTGAGAATCTTCGAGAAGAATTCGCTCAAGAGTGAAATTGCTGAGGTTTCAAGGCTGCTTCGGTTAGCGGGCCCAAGTGACGTGTTTACGCGTATCGGGCTGGAGCGCAGGCTAAAAGAGCTAACTGCTCAGCAAGACGAGGATCCAGGTAATCACTTCCAGTCGCGAGTGACTTTTAAGGGTGCGCCTGTCGTTGGAAGTTATGGCATTTCCGCATCTTTTGGTGCTAAAGCTATGGCGGCTTTCTCAGATGCCGTCTCAGCTGTAGGTGCATCCTTGCGAGGGGTTCTCGCTCCTCGAGGACCTCTCCCTGATCGACCCGATTTTGAGATGTTGATCACCGGAACGGCTGTGGGCTCGTTTGGTTTCGAGCTTGAAAGCCGTAATAGGGAGCTAGTGGAAGGTGGCACCGTGTCTGAGGCTGTGGAGCGCGCACAGCTTTTGCTTGAGGCTGCATCTCAAGAGGAAGATGACGCTCTTGCAGAAGCTCTTGTTGATCTTGATCGGCGTGCTATAGCGACCGTTCGTTCTTTTGTCGAAGTCCTTCATCAGCATGGAGCTCTATGCACAGTGGCTACGGCGCATAGGACATTCAGCTTTTCTAACAACCTAGAAGTTGTGCGTAGCGTGGCCCGGCTTGAGGACGAGAATATTGAAGAGGATGAGGAAACGTTGGATGGAGTCCTGATCGGTGTTCTTCCCGTTACGAGGACGCTCGAGTTCCGCTTGCCGGATGCGGTAGTAATCCGAGGGAAAGTGGATCGATCCGTTGGAGATCTTGAAACTGTCTATGAGACGTTGCACCAACGGTCCACGGTCCGAGTCCGAACAACTACTGTCGGGAACGGAAGGCCTAAATACTTGTTTGTGAGCAAGCCAGAGGCCTTCGGAAACGGGGGATAACATGCTCGACCACTAAATGCCTCCGAGTAATGGATCAACATCTAGTCGGAGGGATCTCAAGTACGGAGGTCGTGTAGTTCGGCGAGAGCAGATGTTGACGCATGCCCCAAACGGGCCGCGCCTGCCAAACTGATGCGCCCTGGCCGGCCGTACCCGGGCCGTGTAGGGACAGCCCGACCCGACAGGGCGAGGTTGCCCGATGGCGTCGGCGGGGCAGGGCGGGCATCCTGACTTCGCCGGATCCGGGGCCGCAGGCAGCTCAACCCGGGGGCGCGTGAGCAGCGCCGCGCCGGCACAGAGTCGAGTCAGGCTCGACCCTCCGATTCGGGCAAATTGACGATTTCGTCAAATCGGCGATGCAGGGATTAACAATTCCTTCGCCGAACGATTCAGGTAGGTCGCCGCCGCGTTCGCAGGATCTGCGACGGTCCGCCGTAATCTCCCGGCCATGCCACTCCCCGCCGACTTCCGCTGGACGACCAGGTCCGCCAGCCGCCCGGATGACCCCCTGACCGTGATCGCCTGCCATGGCGTGTGGGTGGTGGCCATGGCCCAGCGGGTGAACGATGGCATCTGGATTGCCTCGCTGGATCGGCACCGGCATGGCCCCGGCGGTCCGTTCCGCTGGTGCAGCAGCTACGAGCAGGGCCGGGCGGGGGCCGAGCTATGGGTGACCAGGCACGAGGCGAGGTTGCGGGAGGATGTGGACGCGATCTTGACTTGGCAGGAAAAGGTCCGCGGCAACCGACTGGCCAAGGCTGACCTTGATCCGCCGTTCGGCTGGATGGGGTAGGTCCACCTGCGTGGTCAGGTGGTCTAAGGCAACGGGTAATCTGGCAGGCTGAGGACTTCTTCGCCTCCCCGCCAGTCGCCCGTCTGGCGGTCTACATGAAGGATGCGCGCGCTGCCGCGCTTCGCCACCAGCACCAGGTCAATGGTGCCTTTCCAGGACCGTGTCTGCTCCGGCTCCGTTCCCCTGTGATAGATCGAAATGCGCTCGAAGGTGTCGGCCACTAGCTGGCGCGCCTTGGTCCGCGCGTCATGGTCCAGAGCTTTCACACCTTCCTGCAGTTCGGCCCAAGCCTTGGCTACGGCAGGTGTGGGCGAGCTGGCGACTGCCGCCAGTTCGTGCTCAAGCGCTTCTACTTCGGACTGTTGCTCGACCAGCGCTGTTTCCAACTCTCTCGCCCGGCGCATGAATGCGGCCGGCGCGTCTCCTGCGTCATCTGCCAGCATGGCATCGGTGATCCGCTCTATCTTCGCGGAAGTGTCAGCTACCCGCGCCCGCGCAATGGCCAATCTACCGCCCAGCGCCTCTGATCTATCCCCACCTTCAAGCAATCGCGCCAGGTTCATCTGGTCCGAGCAATAGCTCATGATCGCGTGCTCAATTGGTACGACGCTGCAGCTTCCAGCAACAGCGCAGCCCATGCCCTGAGAGTTGCCTACGCATATCAACCGACGATGCCCGTGCTGCGGTCCGCCGTCTTCGCGGCGACTCCGGTTCATCAGGTTCTGCGCGACCATTGCCGACCCGCAGTAGCCGCAGTAAGAGATCCGCAAGCCGGTGATCAGGCCGGGAATCTCCCCGGTGCCCTTTTGTTTCGCACGCTGCTCGGTCGCCTGCTGCAGGTCCGCGAACTGCTCCGGGCTCAGCAGGGAAGGGTAGTACCCGGCCAGGCGGTACTCTTCGCCATCGATCTCCAGAACTTTCTCACCGATCAGCGCCCTGTTGCGCAGGATGCGGTAGAGCTGGCCGGCCGGGTTGCCGCCGTTGGTCAACTGCAGGCCTTCTTCAGCAAGGGCACGCATGATCCTGACGGCTCCATGGCCGTCCCTGAACATCCGGATCGCCAGCTTCACCGCCTGGGCTCGCTCGGGCACCAGCTGAAAAGTCTTCGTCTCAGGCTCCAGACGGGTCCAGCTCGGATCCTTGCCGTTCCTGATGACGCCGCGCCACGTCCCCTCTTGCCACCCCTTGCATTGGCGGTGGATGGCAGCGCGCACGCGCTTGCTCTTGGTGTCCGATTCCTCGTGGGCCCGGATCATCACCAGCAGGCTGTAAACCAGGTCCATGGGCTGGGCCTTGAGGCCGGCGCGGTTGTACTCGCGGCCGTCGCTGGCGGTTACCACCGTGATACCGGCATTGATGATCTGCGCCAACTGGGCCTGCGCCTGAATGGGCTCCGCGCGGCTGAGTCGGTCGAGGCCTTCAACAATCAGGACCGACCCGGCCGGGATGCGGCCCTCATCGATCGCGGCCAGGAAGACGCCCAGCGCGCCCTTGGTTACGTGCCGTTGGTGGTAGGCGGAAAGGCCCTCATCCTGCATGGATAAGGCGGCATCGAGTGCCATCCCATGCTCGGCCGCCCAGCGCTTGGCATACTCCAGCTGCCGGTCGGCACTGCTGCCGGCGGCCTGTTTCGGGTCACTGAAGCGCAAGTAGCTGTAAACTCTCGCCTTTGTAGCCAT